TGAAAAACATGGGCGGTAAAACAGAAGCTAAAACTTTCGGTCAAGCTTTCAGAGAAGCAAGAAAAGAAAAAGGACCGGATGCAGTATTTACTTATAAAGGTAAACAATATAGCACTGTAACAGAAGACCAGTACAAAAAAGCAGGATTTAATTCTCTTCGTGAGTATTTAAATGCTAAAAAGAAAAAATAATTATGCCCTTAGTAAAAGGTTCTTCTCCTAAATCTATATCGAAGAATATTAAAGCAGAATTAAAAGCGGGAAAGCCACAAAAACAAGCTGTAGCTATCGCTTTATCCACTGCAAGAAAATATAAAGGTAGAAATAAATAAAAATGGCTTTATCAGACGCAGAAAAAAAGAAAAACTTTCTAAAAAAACACGGATTATCTGGATTTAATAAGTGTGTGTTACGCTCAGAGGGCGGTAAAAAAGGGAAAGTAGGAATTTTAGTCGATGGAAAACCTAAATTAATTCGTTTTGGTGATGCTTCCATGGGTCATAACTATTCTGCAGAGGCTAGAAAGTCTTTTAAAGCACGTCATGCAAAGAATATTGCACGTGGAAAGATAAGTCCTGCCTATTGGGCTAATAAATGTTTATGGGCTGGACCGGGAGGTAGCACAAAAAGACCTCCCGCATCCCAAAAACATAAAAAAGGAGTATAATTTTAATGACAAAAAGTTTATACGTATGTATAATAGAGAATAGGTGTTAATAAAACTATGTTTAATATTGACAAACCTAGAAAATCAGAATTATCAGACCAACAAAAGAAATTTCTAACTGTTTTATTTGGTGAAGCAGGGGGAAATGCTAAAATGGCTGCTGAAATAGCAGGATATTCTGAGTCATACTACCCTGATTTAGTTAAAAATTTAAAAGAAGAGATTATTAATAGAGCAGAAGAAATATTAGCCGCTCATTCTCCTAAAGCAGCACTAGGAATGATTAGTGCTTTAGATGAAGATGGCTCTACACCGGGCGTTAATATTAGAATGGAAGCTGCTAAACAGATTTTAGATAGAGTAGGTGTCTCTAAAAAAGAACGTATTGACATGAACGTCAAACAAGCAACAGGAATATTTATTTTACCACCTAAACATGGAACAACAGGAACAGCAGAGTAATTATCAAAGACGTAAAAGACGAGCAAGAGTTATACCTTTCGGATACAAAGTCGATGAGAATGACTCTGAATACCTTGTCCCTGTAGAATCAGAATTAGACGCATTAAAAGAAGCAGAAAAATATTTAAACAATTGCTCGTATAAGGAAGTTGCAGAATGGTTGATGAGAAAAACAGACAGGAAAGTGACGGGCATGGGATTACGCAAGATTCTAATGAGAGGTTGGTAGAACCACCGAAGCCTAAAGCTAAAGGTCGAAAAAGAAAAGTTGCTACTCCGAAGATTTCTGAATCTGTAGCAAAAGCAAAAAAATCTGCTACAGAATCTCTAACTAACTCTTATAAACAATTAGAGAAAGCTAGAGAAAAATACAAAGCTGAACAAGAAAAGTATAAGACTAAAAAAGAAAAGCTAAAAGATTTAGACAATGCTTTAGAGGGAAAAGTTTCTACAGTATTAGAAACATCTCAAATAGATGAAGCAACACCAAGTATTCAAAAAGTAATTGGTGAACGAGAGGTTATTTTTCAACCTAACGAAGGACCTCAAACAGAGTTTCTAGCCGCACCTGAACGTGAAGTATTTTATGGAGGTGCAAGAGGTGGTGGAAAATCTTATGCGTTATTAATTGACCCATTAAGATACTGTCACAAAGCTGCTCATCGTGGTTTGTTTATTAGACGTACGATGCCTGAATTAAGAGATATTATTAATCACTCTCTTAATCTTTATCCTAAAGCTTATCCCGGTGCAAAGTGGAGAGAGCAAGAAAAAGAATGGAGATTTCCTTCAGGTGCTAGAATAGAGTTTGGATACGCAGAGAACTTAACTGATGTATTACGTTACCAAGGACAATCATACACTTGGATTGGAATCGATGAACTACCTCAGTATCCAACCGAAGATATTTATAATTTTCTTCGGTCTTCTTTACGAAGCGTTGACCCTGATATACCCGTGTATATTAGAGCAACAGGTAACCCCGGAAACGTAGGTTCACATTGGGTAAAGAAAATGTTTGTTGAACCCGGAGAACCTAATAAAGCTTTTAATGTAGAAATACCTACAATGGCAGGAACAAAATCTATTACAAGAAGATTTATCCCTGCAAAGTTACAAGATAATCCTTATTTAATGCAAACAGATGATTATCTTATTATGCTTTCATCTTTACCTGAGGTACAGCGTAAACAGTTTTTAGAAGGTGATTGGGATGCTTATGAAGATTCTAGTTTTCCTGAATTTAATAGAGAAATTCATGTACTAGATAATTTTGATATTCCTAATAACTGGATGAGATTTAGAGCAGCAGACTGGGGATATAGTTCGCCTGCCTGTTGTTTATGGTTTGCAGTAGACCATGATAATGTGATGTACGTATATCGAGAACTTTATACACAGAGAGTTACTGCTGACGAATTTGCAAGACAAGTTTTAGATTTAGAATACGGTGAATACATTCGCTATGGTGTACTGGACTCTTCTACTTGGGCTAACAGAGGGGACATTGGTCCTAGCATTGCTGAAACAATGATTAAAGAAGGTTGCCGATGGAGACCCTCTGATAGAAGCCCCCGAAGTCGTGTTAATGGTAAAATAGAAATCCATAAACGATTAAAAATAAATGAAGATACAGGTGAACCAAATTTATATATTCTTAGTAACTGTAAGAACTTATTAAGAACTTTACCGATGCTTCCTTTAGATAAAAATAATAGTGAAGACGTAGATACAAAAGCAGAAGACCATGCTTATGATGCTTTAAGATATGGATGTATGAGCAGACCTGCCCATCCCCATAGCTTACAAACTCATTCACCTCTATCAAGAGAACATAAATTTAAACCAGTAGATGAAGGATTCGGATATTAAAGATAAAATTAAAATAGGATATAGAACATACTCTATTGAAAAGAATGATAGAGTCTGGAATAAACAAACAGAATCCTATGGACAGTTTCTTTCTAAAGAAGGCATTATTTGTATGTCGTCTGAGGAAGATAGCATATCACAAGCTAATACTCTCATACACGAAATGCTCCACGGTATTGTGTATCAATGGGGGTTAGACTCAGAACTTGATGATAAAGAAGAACGTGTTGTAAATACACTAGCGAATGGACTGACAACAGTTTTTCGAGATAACCCGTGGTTAATGAACTTTATTAAAAATAAAGTAGAGGAGGAAAAAAAGAATGATGAAAAAAAGTAAAATGCAGATGGATGTAAAATCTGAATTAGGTAAGACTTATAAGCAAGGTGAATTATCTACTGCTGCTGACGGTGCTGTAAAAAACAGTCTATTAACACAAGGCGGTTCTTTTCCAGCAGATGCTTATGCAGAAGGTAATGTTGCTTATCCTAAAACATCAAAAGCACAAGTAGATGCATCTATACTTAAAAAATATTCTCAAGGTGACCTTGGCGAATAATATTTAATGAATATAACGAACGACATCGATACAGGCACAGACGCTACTCAATCTCTTACAGAAGAAGAACAAGAGTTACATGGTTTAGGTGCATTAATACAAGAGAAATTTAAAGTATCAGAAGACGCACGTTTATTTGACGAAAAAAGATGGTTAAGAGCATACAGGAACTATAGAGGAATCTATGGTCCTGATTTAGCATTTCGTGAAAACGAAAAGTCTAAAGTATTTGTTAAGATAACAAAAACAAAAGTTCTTGCTGCTTATGGTCAAATAATTGAAGTTTTATTTTCTCAAGGAAAATTTCCTATTGGTATAGAGCCGACTACTATACCTGATGGTGTTTCTAAGTATGCACATTTAAAACCAGATAGTCAACAGCAGCCTAAGCAACCTGAAAGCCCTTATGGATTTCCCGGGGATGGTAAAGAAATCAAACCGGGTACAACCATTAATGAAATTTTAGGTGGCTTAAAAGATGAATATGGTTCGTTACCCTTTGAAGACGGTCCAGCACCTGACCTAAAGTCAATGCCTCAGTTAGAGCCGGCAAGAGGTGCAGCCGAGAATATGGAGAAAGTGATTCATGACCAGTTAGATGAATCCTTAGCTTCTACTGTACTAAGACATATCATCTTTGAGATGACGCTGTTAGGTACAGGAATTTTAAAAGGTCCATTTAACTATGAAAAAAAATTACATAGTTGGGATAGAGATGAAGATAGCGATGAGTTATTTTATAATCCTAAAACAAAACTAACACCTAAAGTAGAGGCAGTTAGTTGTTGGGATTTCTATCAAGACCCTAATGCAACATCTATTGAAGATTGTAACTATGTTATTCAACGACATAAGTTAACAGCTTCGGATATGCGTGATTTACTTAATAGACCCTTCTTTAGAGAAAGTGCTATTAGAAATTGTATTAAAGAAGGTTCAAACTACCAAGCACGTAGTTATGAAACAGCTTTATATGATAGAGAAAATCAAGCAGATTATGAACAGGATAGATTTGAGGTATTTGAATACTGGGGTAAAATGGATGCAGACCTTGCTAAAGAAGCAGGCTTAGATGTAGACCCTGATGAGGTAGATGTTTTAAATGAAGTCGATATTAA